CGCCAGGCGGCCGGCGACGGGCCCGGGCGCTTGTGGACCCTGAACGAGCAGGTAGCGGTCCGCTCGCCCTCGGTTCTCCTGGACCGCTACCTACTGGCCCGAACGCTGACCTTCTCCCAAGACGCCCAGGCGGGCGACTCGACGACGATCGAGCTAGTTCGGCCCGACGCCTACCAACCGCAACCGGAACTCGAGGCCGACGAAAAGGTCGAGCCCCTCTTCGACTTCCAAGGCTCGGGGCTCGACGACGACGACCCCGACGGGCTCGACCCCTTGGACGGGGACGAATGAGAATCCGCGCGCCCGCCTTCGTGGATCGCCTGCGCTCGCGCGTGCTCGCGATGATCGCCCGCGCGGTCGTGCGATCGGTGAGCGACGGGCCGGGGCTCCAGGAACTCCGCGTGGCCCTCATGGGCTACACGGTTGCGCGCGCGGAGCGAATCCAGAACTACGGTCTGACCTCGGTTCCGCCGGTCGGGTCGGAGTGCGCGATCGTCTTCGCCGGCGGAGATTGGTCGCGGCCGATGATCCTCGCCGCGGACGATCGCGCGAGCCGGCCCAGGGCCCAGGCCGACGGGGTCGTGATCCTGTACGACGCCTCGGGAACCCGCCTCACGCTCTCGAACGACGGCCGCCTTCGCCTCGAGGCCTCGAGCGAGGTCGAGGTCGAGGCCCCCTCGGTCAAGCTCACCGCGGCGAGCGTCACCCTCGAGGGCTCCTCGCAAGTCGCCCTCGTGAGCGGGTCGACCTCGATCGCGCTCTCGCCCGCGGGCGTCGTCGTGAGCGTCCCGAGCACCCCCGGCTCGTTCTCGGTCGTCGGGGCCTAATGCCTGGAATCTCGCGAGCCCTGATCGATACCGCCGGCGGTCTGATCCAGACCACGCCCCAGGTAATCGCAACCCTCGAGGGATTCCCGATCGCGGTCGTTGGGGCGACGGTTGCAGACCACGGGAGCGGGGTTCACAACGCGGCGAGCTTCGTCGTGGGTTCCCTGCTTATGAGCGTGAACGGTCTCCCGGTCGTCTTCGCCACGACCCCCGCAACGTGCGGTGACGTCGCGACCGGATCTCTCGTCGCGGTTGTGGCAATCTAGGGCCCGTGGACTTGTGGATAGAAGCGGGCGCGGAGGGCGTCGACCTCGAGGTTCAGGCCGGCGACTTGCGGCCGAGCGAGGCCCTCGTGTCCGCGGCGCTGGCGAGCTTGTTCACCGATCGAAGGGCGGAAGAGTCCGACCTCGAAAACCCCGACCAAGATCCGCGGGGCTATTGGGCCGAGAGCCCGTCCGACCGCTGGGGCTCGCGGTTGTGGCTGCTCGAACGCTCCAAGCTCTCGACCGATACGCTCAAGCTCGCCGAGGACTACGCTCTCGAGGCCCTCGCGTGGATGAAAGTCGCGGGCGTCGCGTCGAACATTCGAGCCACCGCGACGCGCGACGCCTCGGGCCTGCTCGCGCTCGAGATCCGGATAACCCGCGACACTCGTCCGCGGTGGGAGAGCGCTTGGAAGGGAACCGACGCGGAGATCAATTCGACCGACGCGCGCGGTTCGCTCCGCCTGCTTTTCGACTGATCGACCCGCTACCCTTGCGGTATGCCCCTTCCGCGACCGACCCTTACCGCGCTCAAGGAACGGTGCGCGACCTCTCTCGCGAGTCAAATCACCAACGCCCAGGGCGCGCCGCTGGGCACCCTCGCGCCCCGCGGAGTCCTGCGGGCGATCGCCAACACCCAGGCGGGTCTCTCGAATGAGCAACTTGGGAGGATCGAACTCGCCGCGCGCGAGTTCTTCCCCGACACGTGCTCGACCGAGCAACTCGACGTGTGGGGCCGGCGCCTCTCGCTCCCGCGCAAGGTCGCGGTAGCTGCCTCCGGGGCGGTCTCGTTCACGGGGACCAACGGTTCGACGATTCCCCAGGGCGCGATTGTGCAACGGGCCGACGGGGCGAAATTCGCGACCGTGCTCGCCTCGACCGTGCTCGGCGGAATGGCTCAGGCGGAAGTCCTCGCGGTTCTGCCTGGGGCCCTGGGGAACACGAGCACGGGCACGGCCGTAACCCTGATCTCCACCGCGCCCGGGGTCGACGCGGCCGCGACCGTCGCGACGCCTGGAATCGATCTTGGGGCCGACGAGGAAGAGGACGAGGACTACCGAGCGCGGATCCTCCAGCGGATCGCCGCGGCGCCTGGCGCGGGGACCGAAGACGATTACCTGCGCTGGACCCTCGAGGTCCCGGGCGTGACGCGCGCCTGGGTCCTCGTCGGAAACCAAGGGCCGGGAACCGTGGGCGTGACCTTCGTTCTCGACGACGACCCGGTCTCCATCATCCCCTCGGCCGCCAAGGTCGCCGAGGTCCAGGACTGGCTCGACGATCGCCGGCCCGCAACCGCGAGCGTCCTCGTCTTCGCCCCCGTGCTCGTGCCCGTGGACTTCACGATCGACGTAACCCCCGACGAGACCGCGGTCCGCGACTCGGTCGCCGAGTCCCTCGCCGAACTCTTCCGCCGCGAGGGCGGCCCGAACCGGACTATCCCTCTCTCCCACGTGCGCGAGGCAATCTCGCTCGCGCCTGGCGAGACCGATCACGTTCTGACCGTCCCGAGCGCGGACCTCGTTCTGACCGGGGGACAAGTCCCCACGGTTGGAACAATCACCTGGGTCTAGCCCGTGGCGGATTTCGTTCCGGAACCGATCGTCCTCGAGCTGATCTCTCCAGACCTCGAGACCTCCCCGCGCGCGATCGACGCGCTCTTCCCCGCGTTCGAAGCGCTCGCGCGCGACTTGTGGCCCCGCGGGCGACTGTGGCGCGCGGAAGCCGGCTCGACCCAGGCCGAGCTGCTCGCGGGCCTGGCGCTCGAGATTGCCGAAATCGAAATATCAACGCGGACGCTCCTGCGCGAAATGACCCCGGAGACAACCCACCACCTACTCGTCGAGTGGGAGCGGGCCCTGGGTCTCCCGGACCCGTGCCTTGGAATCGGCGCGGACGAGGAAGCCCGCCGCGCCGCGATCGTCGCGCGCTTGGTCGGGCTCGCCGGCGCGACCCAGGCCGAGATTCTCTCGTTCCTCGCGAGCCTGGGCTACGTCGTGACCCTCGAGGAGCACGAGCCCAGCGGCGCGGGAACCACGTTCGCCGGCGATCTCCTCACGCCTGGCGCGTGGCGCTTCGTCCTCACGGTTCACTATTGGGGCGCGCTCGATCGCGCGCGCCTGGAATGCTCGCTGTCTCACCGCCTCCCCGCTCACGTCGTCGCGCGCTTCCTGTACGGCGAGGCGACGCCCGAACCGATCGTCCTCGAGCTGATCCCGCAAGAGATCAATTTTCCCTAGACCACCATGCATAGAGTAGACGGCTCGAATCCCGGCCCCGGCGGATCCTTCGTCGAGGGCGACGCCCAAGCGGGAACCCCGAGAACCCAAATCACGGGCGCCTGGCTCACCGCGATACAGGAAGAGATCGCCCGGGTAATCGAGGCCGCGGGGATCGCGCTCTCAAAACCGGATAACACCCAGCTCTACGCGGCGCTCGACGCGATCGCGCGGCCCTCGCGCTTTTACCGCAATATCCTGCACAACGGGAACTTCGCGATCTTCCAACGCGGATATACCAAGACCTTTTCCGTCGGCACGTCTGGATTCGCGGCGGACCGCTGGCGCTCCGCGTCGGGTTCCGGCGGCGCGGCTGCGGCGACGGTCCAGCAAATCAACCTAGGGGTTGCTGAAATTGTCAAGACGGGCGGAGTATTCGGGCTCGCCCATAATCAATCGGCCCAATCGGGTAGCGGAACACCGCCGTACATCGAACAACGGCTCGACGACCGATCGCTCATGGGCGGTCAAACGCTCTGCCTTAGTTTCTGGGCTCGCGCGCTCTCGATCTCGAGCGGGACCACGGTCGCGATAACTCCAGTCTTCACCCAACACTTCGGGACCGCGGGGAGTGCGGACGTCGTCACCACAGGGGCGACTCTGCTCGTCGACGGCACGAGCGGCGGCGCGCTGTACTTCGATTCGGTCGATATCCCGTCGATCTCGGGCAAGACCTTCGGGACGGGTGAGTCGTATTTCTCTGTGCGACTCAACTTCGAAGGGCTGAAAACCTACAACCTCGAGATTTACTCCGTCCAGCTCGAGCAAGGCGGAGAGCCCTCGGCGCACGAGCAACGGCCGGAATCGATCGAACGGGCGATTTGCGAGCGTTATTTCTTCACGACTTACCCGCTCACCGGAAGCGGACTCAATGACAACGTCGCGCCGGGAACGGTGACCGACGAGGGATCGGTGAAAACCAATCAAGCCCTTACCGAAGGGCGTACCCTCGACACTCGCCTGCGTACGGGGATGCGACTGCGGAAAACTGGCGCCCCCGGGTATCCGATTATCACGTGGTACTCGCCGGCGACCGGAGCGGCCGA